ACGTTGCGAGCCCGGCGTGTTGTCATCTTCCTAGTCATAGCCTTCTTGCTATATCAAATATTGTTTCATCCAACTTGAGTTCCTCTTGGTACTCTCGCTCTTCAATGTCGCTCACCATATCCTGAATGAACCACTTAGCTTTGTTGAGGTCATCCTTACCTCCTTTTTCATCCCAACGCCAGAGGTACTTGATCGCAGAGCCAGTGCAGTAAGCCTCCGCTCCGCTCAAGTTCTGGACCGCTGCCTTAATTGCGTCTATACACTCCATGCCGTCACGCTGGTAGTGAGATGGGTTAATTTTATCTTTCATGACAAATCTCCAAATAATTTTGAGGGATACCCCCCGTACAGGTATCGAGGCCCGGGGGGCCCAAGGGTGCCTTTTTTCTGGCAGATATGCACAGCCCTAGCCATTGTGCAGCGCACAAGATTTAACATAAATATAGTTATGCGACATAGGCCCTCTCGTAAGCTGCTGATTTGCAAGGGATTATTAGATCTGTGGATAACTGTGCGCATTTATTGTACAAATTGATCATTTCTTGTACAGCCCTGCCCACTTCGCAACCTGATCTAAAGTAAGCGGCGGAGTGCGCCCAGCTTTCAATGCTTGGCGTACAAATGCAACCGTATGATCGTTGACCTGACTGACTGTAACTCCTTGATCCCAAAGAGTTTTTGCTGCTGGGTAGCTCGGTTCAGACAGCCGATGGATGCCGCAGCTCCTCTCGACGGCGCTTCTGAACGCATTTGCTAAACACTGATATTCCGTTGAATCATTCCCCCAGACCCCCTGTCCTTTATGCGTGTCTCCATCATCGATGGTCACCTTGCCGTGATCAATGTAATAATCAACTTCAGCAACCCTTGGACGCGGTGCCCAGAACTCTTCTCGGCTCGGCAATGGTTCATTCCCTTCCCACAGCACTTGGTATCTGTTGGTCTTCCTGCGTCCCTGCTGCACGATGTGTCCCGGGTACGCTTTCGGATCGAGCTTCCTGATGTAGCCAGCCTTGATCAGTCGAGAGATGTGACGTGAGATAGTCACCCTTGCCTTCCCGATATGTAGAGCCAGCGTCAGTGTTGATGGCCAACACACCCCAGCTCCGTTTGTATGGAGCCCAATAGCCGCAAGTAGATGCAGCGACGTTGAGTGCAGAGACTCATCCTGAACAGCCCGAGCAGGAATTACAGAGTACTTTCTGATCTTGGGCTTCTCCTTCGGGTAATCCTTTTTGGGTAGATTAGAAAGGGATTTCATCATCAATACTTTCCGCTGTGTGTTGAAACGATACGTTCTGCAACTTCGATGTCGGGAACACTGCCTTTATGTTCCTGATGTCTGTGAGACTCTTTGCCTCCATCACCTCAATAACTTCCGGCAGCGTGAAGACGACTGAGTCTTTCTTCATCTTAGCCGTCACCCGTTGCTGGTCAAATTCATCCGCAACCAAGTAGTAGTCCCGCTCCTTGCCTTTGCAATGTAGGTAGTAAAAGTCGTCAGGCTTATGCGACTCGCTAATCTCTGCGTCGATCATCTTTAGCCCCTTGACCAAATTGTCAGCCAGTAAAACGTCCTTGGTTTCAAACCACTGTCGTCTCAATGTTTGATATTTCTCAGCCATGCTCGGTGAACAGAGTCGACGCCAAGCATGAAATCCCCATCTCTTGTTCATTCGTTCTTCAGCTGCTATTAAGTTCTTTTCTGCTTCCACTTCATTTCTCCTTCGACATCCTCCGTGACAGCCGTGACACCCGAGGGTGGTGTCACGTCACGTCACGCTTCGGGGTCATGTCACACTTTCTGTCACAACTGTGACACTCGTGTCACGCTTACCCTACAACCCGCGCCATTACTGGCTTTCATCACTGTCACGCTCTGTCACAACTGTGACACCCTTGTTCGTAAGCGATTGAAACTCAAGACGACGCCCCATATCAAAACTCAGCACAATGTCACGCTCTACGAGCGCATCAAGTGCGCGTTTCCACACCTGACGACGCGCTCCTTTCGCCTTGTCATCGTCGCCCGGGATGCCGCCTTCATGCTGCAACCAATAAAAGAAACTGTCTTTTGCCATGTACACATCAATGACATTTCCATTGGCCGAGTCACGCATACAGTCAAGTGCTTTCAGCTGCCTTTGTGGTAGGTCAGTCGCCCTTGCGTCGCTTGCCATGGACTCTGACATCTTTTCTAGGTACACCGACGTCTCAGTTGAGAACGTACCCGTCGACGCTGTCTTCATCAGGTAGTACTGATCTTCGACCGGCTCCGCATCTTTCTGCTTGTCCATGTTGAGAGTGATCTGCTCACCGGCCTTCTTGATCCTAAAAGAAGTATCGACAGCTCCCATCAGTGCGCTGGAACCACGCATCCCTTTGCTTGAATCCTTGCCCGAGTGATGGATTGCTAGCAGCGTACATCCGCAATGCTCTTTGACTGCATCGCAGCTCTTCACAAACTTGCCCATGTCGGTTGCTGAGTTCTCATCAGCTCCGAGCATCGATCTCGCCACAGTGTCGACGACAACCAGTGAGAACTTGCCGTGTTCTTTTTCCAGTTCATCAATGGTAGCCAAGAGCATCTCGATTTCATCTGGCTTACTGAAGTTCACCGCCGTCGGCAGTACCCAGATCGGCACGTCGTCCTCTGAGACTTCATTGTGTGCGGTCCACACACCGACTCGTTTGCTGATACCGCCGATGCCTTCACCAACGATGTACAATACGTTGCCCTGAGTGGTAGCCATGCCATGAAAATCTCTGCCAGTTGCGACGCAGAGTGCAAGGTCCAGAGCAAGGAAGGTTTTGCCGCATCCGGGCTGCCCGTACATCACACTGAAACCGCTGCTTGTGAGCAGATCCTGCACCAGCCACTTGATCGGCGGCATGGCCCTGATCTGCTTCAGGCTCATGACCTCAAACGTCGGGATGTCCGGCTTGATCTCACCGGGGTCCGGCATCTTCTCTTTGATGGTTGGTGCTTTCCCGCAGAGCGCACTCAGCTGCTCCTTGGTCTTGCCAGAGTCCAGCCAGTCAACGATGTCCCCTTTCTTTGGCAGCTGCTCACTGAGGTCCAGCAGCTTTACCTCATTTGCGACGCCAATGAGGGAGTTGATGACCTTGGCTGCGTGTTTGTGTCCGACTTCATCATTATCCGGCACAACCATGACGTTGCGTCCCTTCAGCCACTGGCTATGCTCATCGGTCCAGTTACCACTACCGCCGTTGTTTGTTGTGGCAACGATCCCGATCTCTTTGAGACGGTCCACACATTTTTCACCCTCGACAATCCAGACAGCGCGTCTCTGGTTATGTAGGACCTCTGGCAAGTTGTATGGTATCCGGCGTACATCTTTTAGGTTCTTGATCCATCCGCCTTGCCCGTCTGGCCGTTGCTGCCGGAACGTCTTGCTGCCATCAGCAAAATCGGTACGAATGACCTGATACTGAAGCACACCATGGTCACCGATGTAGTCGTAGCAAGTAACTAGGTTCTTGGGGCCTAAGTATTTGATCGGCCTAGCTTTTTCGAGACCAAACTTCGATTCAATGAGGTCTGCTACGCTCCCGCTCGCTTCTGGGTACGCCAGCTTGCAGAGATCAATGAAGCCTCCGCTCTCCTGTGTTTCGTGATCGGTCCAGACGGCTTTCTCAAGATCAACAGACTTTGATCCCTTTGTGCCGAACCTGAGTTCGTTGCCGTGTGAGAGCGATTTATTTTCTTCTCCCCACAGTTCTCTGGCAACGACTCCAATATGTTGCGCGTATTTGTGCATGAATCACCCCAAAAAAACGCCCCCCGAGGGGGGCTTGAAATCAGAACCACTTTGTCTCGGTAGTCGCCGGCTGGGGTGTAGCCGGTTGTGGTTCTGGTGTAGGTGCGGGCGCTGGAGCAGCTTGCGGTGCTGCCTCCGGTCCATCGCCGGGACGATCTATCCACCCATCAAGTTGGAAGACCGGTATCTTCATAGGGTCAACGTCTTTTGCGCCCTTGAATCCCAGCGCCGCGCACTTACCTTGGTTAGCCTTCAATCCTTCATGAATTGCCGGCCAAATATTTTCAAGACTGATGCCCGGTCCTTTGGCATTTGTCGTCCATGTTCTCCAGCCGATGTCGGGTACAAAGCAATCTATCGAAAACCCTCGCTTGAATCGATCTTGATACTCTGGCCCCTTCGGGTCAGGCTCTGGACCTGTGATACCAAACTGTTCATCCCAGTGCCATTCAGGAGCTGCACCGCGTGTGATGTATCCCCAGCCTGTCTTGCAGCTTGCAGGGTCAACGATCAGCCCTTCAAGATTCATCAAGATATTGTCATTACCATCAACTGCAAACTTTGCGATGTTGTTGATCCACTTTAGATATTGCAGCTCTCCGCTGCCTTGTGATGAGTCGGTTAAACCTAACATTGTTCATCCTCGTTTAGAGTTTCTCTCACGATGCCGCACCACAGCTCAAAGCTGATAGTTGCGACTCCTTGTATTGAATCGCCAAAGCAGTCAGACCCCGGACCCATCCACTGAATGTGGACTTGTATCGGTTGCCTGTCGGCCTTGGTGATCAGACACGGTAATGCCTCGACGTAATGCGCTTGCATTACCGTTTGCTCCCAGAACTTGCGGACATCAGCTGGCTTGATCGACGCGTAGCGTTTGCATTCAATAGCCCAGCCTGAGACACCAAGGAGATCATGCCCGCCTTCAGCTGTTTGCATCAGGTTACGTTTGGCATCAAGTCCCAGATGATCTTTGATCAGGTTAGCGATTTCTCTCTCAAATGCAGCTCCCTTGCGGCGGCTCATTCCACCCATGTATATCACCCACTTGTTCTAGTTGGACCGAGAATACGCCCCGTATTTATCGAGTGCAAGATACCCATGCAACTTTTTCAAATTTTTTTTCATTGGGGGGTTGTAATTCTGTGAACGAGCGTTTACATTATAACTGTGGTCAGGGGAAACTGGCCCCAAACAAGAGAGACAACAGAGAGAGAGTCACAATGAACAAAGAAATGCAAACAGTAAAAGGGTTGATCAGCATCGTTACTTTTGGCACTGACGATGAGGGTTGTGCAGTGAGTGTCCAGCTTGACGGTGTCGAGATTGCCGGCGGTGATTATGACCTGTGGGCTGGCGCGATCTTCCTGAACGGTTTCGAGAAAAAGTGTTTTGAGAATTTTGAGGAAGTGTTGCGGTACGCAGCACAAATTGTTTGTGACCTTGGGGCCGCTGCGTAAGCGGCCTTCTTTTTGGGAGGACAAGATATGAAACAAGTAACGACACAGCGCCACATAAACTTTGAGCATGGAGGGAAAACATACTGCGTCATGCCTAATGAGAATCGTGTGTTGCAGATTTTCCGTTCTAAAAAAGCGTGTTCTGGATGGGCAAAAAAAGAGCTGCAAAATTATTGTGAGTTCAACGGCACAGAAAACGTGCCAACCAAAGAGGCTCTGTTGAGAGCTGAGATTCTCAAAGCGTTCACAAAAGGGGATAAGTGAAATGACCTACTTCGATAGCGAACAACACGGCAAGGTAGTTGCCGTCGAGCGACTTTACAACAGCACCAGCGGCAACCCCCGGTATGAGATCACTCTCGACTGGGGCGTGAAATGCCGAACCGCTGCTGATGAGGGCTGGGTGTATGGAATGAATTGGGACAACCTGATCGGAAAGAATGTGCGAGTCCTGACTCGTCGTCCCAGAAAAAATCTGATGATTCTTAGCATTGTGGAGGAAGCGTGAAGAAATATTTCTATGTCAGTGTCGTAGACGGTCAGCGCAAAGGTCTTGCTGCTGGCCCATACGACACGCATCAGGAGGCGCTGGACAAAGTTGGCATTGTGCGTGACTTGATTCAGTACAACAACCCAGACGCTTGGTTCTGGGCATACGGTACTGCCAGCACAGAAGACGTTCGTAAAACAAAACTGGGGGTAATGTAATGGGTTTGAGTTTGAGAGTAATGGGTAGTAAGTGCGGCAACGGCAGCTTCAGCGACATTCATGAACGCATCATTGTGGTCAATGTCGATGGGCCGTTTGAGGCGCGCTGCCCTGAAGAAGAGTATGAGCTTGTTGATGAGAGACCATGTGGCAGTCCGTATCCAAAGCTACGCCCGGTCCACATCAATCGTCAGCCGGGTGAGGTTGGACCGATGGCTAGCGGAAACTACGCCACTGGTGATAGCCGGTTTCGCGAGGCCGTTGAGAAGATGGGCGGAGGTCCTTACGGCTTGGTCCCGATTCATGACCGGATGGAGACGCCTTGGTATTGAGTATTTGTAAACAATCGTTTACAGTGGAGATGGAGGGAATGATATGAACAAAGTAAAGATGACTCTTGAGGAGGCCCGCCGCGTTTGCGGCTGGCCTGAACGCCGTGTCCTGCGGAACACTGTACGCGCACTGCGTACACTTGGTGATGAACGCACCCCGATGCAGGACCGCCGGCTTGAAGCGGCTGAGATTGTCTTGGCCAACTATCCAACACTATGAGGTGAGAGAAATGAAAGTGAGAACGATCAAAGAACATGAGGCGAGCCTTGCCGAGCTGCGCGCAAACTTTGAGCGTCGCATGGAGGCGCAGATGGAAGACGCTGCGCTCAGTGTGTGGAGTGACCAGTGCCGAGAAGATGGTGAGCGGTACGCAATCCAGCTGCTCAAGAATGGCATCGAGCAGTGCGGCAAAGAGATCCCGATGGATTGGTTCCGGTTCCTGCTTGACGCCGACGGCAACTATGTAGACGCAAAGGAGATCGTCACCCGCGACGGGCGCGTCGTCTGGATTCTCGGCGACAAAGCCGAGGCCAAGTACGGCAGGAAGTTCATTCCTGTTGGCGAGAAAAGCCGGATTCAAAAGCAGCTTGGCCTCCATGAAGACTGGGGCTGGGCCGAGGCCAACCGGTACATCAAGGGACACTGCGGCTGGGTTGGCGGCATCATGACTTATCGAGCGACGCGGCAGCAAGACTGTCCGTTGCCCAACCTGAAGGTAGCAAGCTAATGAACCTTGAAGTGTGCGTACGAACTTATGAAGAGGGCGGCATTACTGTCCTATGGGAGCGCGGCCTAGACTTTGTCAAGGCTGTTGAAGACGCTGGCGGCTACGGCATGACTGCTGAAAGCATTGGCGAGTTTGCCGAGCTAGTTCACAAGACCACCTTTGAGGATGGTTTTGAATGGGAAGACTGCAACATTGAGAAGATGGATGCTGACCCCTTCACCGTGTACATCGGAGTCGAGCTATGACAATTGAAGAAATAAGTGTTGGTCTGGCCAAGCGCCGGATGCGAACACTTAAAGAGCGCGTCGCAAAGCTGAAGGGCTATCTCGCCGCTGCTCTGAAAGAGGGCGAGGCTGACATTGCCGAGCGTTTAGAGAACGTAATTGCAGACGATGAGCTGCTGATGAGTGAGTTGCAGGAGGTGATCAATGGACGTAGTTGAGGCTTTCGCCTTTGTCGCCCTGTTCGTGGGCCTGTACGGGGGCTTGATGCTGATCGGTTATGTGATCGATAAAGTGTTGCGCCGTTTATTTAACAAGGGGATTTTCCCAGAGGGATATTTTAAATGGTAGGTAAAGTCACGCCGGACAACATAGCAACCGGCTCAACAATCGCTGCGATCATGGGTCACAGCAAATATCAGACGCCGTATGAGGCGTACATGAATGCAGTCAATGAACGCCCTGAGTGGGAGCAGAATCTGCCAGCCAAGATCGGAGACTTCATGGAAGACTTTGTCTTGACTGAGTCGGCTGAAGTTCTTGGGGTGAGCGGTCTTAACACTCATCACCCGGAGCCATACTGGCATGGCGAGGGAGGGGAGCAATTTCTTGCTGTCAGCTTAGATGGCATGGTAGAGGGCAGCGGCCAGACACTGTACGACAACCCAGAAAAAGGCATCTACATTATCTCCGCCGATGACTCGATCACTCTTGAGGGGCGCGGCATCTTGGAGGCTAAGACAACTCGCGCTGCCCCCGTTGACGTGCCGCCCCTGTATCGCGGTCCATTGCAGCTGCAAGCACAGATGCTTTGCACTGACGCCAAGTGGGGTGCGGTGTGTACGTTGTATCAGGGAAGTGAGCTGCGCATCTATGTCTATAAGGCGAACCCGGAGATGCAGCAGCTGATCATCAAGTCGGCTCAGGACTTCAAGCGTCGTGTTGAAGAGCAGGACCCTTACCCTGCACTCAGCTCAACCGAGGCTGCCGAGAAGTACCCAGTCAGCGATGGACCGAAAAAAATTATCGATGCTGATACGCCATTGAAGGAGAAGATTGAGCAGCTCGCTCACATCCGCGCTGAACTCAAGGCGTATGAGAAGCTGTCTGAAGATCTTCAGGTTGACAT